CTTGGCAGTAGATTTCTTTGTTGAGTACGGCTTGTTCGCCGATATTTGCGAGAGCCGGCCAGTAGTGGTCTAAACGTGTAGAGCGAGACCACATTCTGTTGAGGCCGGTTTGGTAAGTGAGGTCGGCATAGACGCAGACTAAGCCGAGTAAGAGACAGTGTTCAGAGAAAGATTTAACAAAGCCGGAGCGAGTTGTTGAGATTGCGGCGGCAGAGAGACGTCCTTGAGCGAGAGCACCAGTTGTTGAAGAAGTTTGTGGTACGGGTGTGAGCATGATAGGACTTGTAGTACCGCCGAGATATTCCGGTCTTTGGAGTCGGGAGTCATTAGGATCAATGACGCCGAAGTGAGATTGTACGATTTCGCGGTAACGAGTACCGCCGCGCGCGTCGCGTTCGTACATTTTCTGGGTCTGGAAAGCCAGACGCAGAGAGTTGATTGTGAGGGATCCCGCGGCAGCGAGATCCGCATAGATTTGAAGGACACCGCCAGAGGCTTGGGTGCCTTTGAAGTAGAAGGTATTGCCATAAGTTGAGACTTGGGAGGTAGCGTAAGTTGCAGCGACGTTTCCAGTTTCGTGTACGGCTTTATTTGCGACACCGAAGTCGCCAGAAGCGGCATCGGCCATACCGATGCCAGTGATAGGAGCGCTACCAGTGATAGGAGCAGAGACGGCAGTGCCGGTGTTGTTTTTTTGAGTCCAGGGTAAACAGGACGTGAAGTAGTCGTGGCGTTTGCCACGTTTTAGAAGGACGTAGTCAGCGATAGCGTCGGGGCCGTCGTCAAGCGCGGCAGTTGAACCGACTTTGACAGCGTCCTGAAGGTTTTGATCGCGGAACCATTCGTTCCAGATCAGATTGTAGGCGCGGTGCCAGAGGCACGAATGGGCGAGAGTACCGCCAGCGCCGAGCGGGGTAGTTGCACCCGCGATAGGTATTCCCATATAGTCAGAGAGGCTTTCAGCAGCCGGGGAATACGCAGTGAATTGAGGAATTGTGAAGTTGGTTGAAGCAGAGGTAGTAGCTTGTTCGCCGCAGAACTTTTTGAAGTTCGACCAGACGAGCCGGTACGGAACGGCGAAGAAGAAGGTAGCCATATAGAGATTGTCCATAAAAGGAACAATCGGAGTTGAGAGACGAGCAAAGGTTTGCATTTTGCAGTTAAAGCTATCCCCCGGTAGAGCCTCATCCACGAAGACAGGAATGAGGTAGCCACTGTTGAACGCGGTTTTGTAGCCGTGCGATCTATTAAACTGGGATCGCTGAATGTCAGCTTTAGGTACCTGTGAGAAGTTGTGACCGCTTGTGAGAACAGATGGTTGATTGCCGGAGGGGAAGCTAAGCATGTTTGTGTACTCCTAGTTTTGCGGAACAAGTTCCGCTTTTTTGTATTCGATTGCCAGACCGAGATTGACTTTTGTTTCGTAAGACGTGATCGAGCCGGTTTCCCGGTCGTATTCGCCGATTTCGAAGAATGTGAAGTCGGCAGGATATTTTGCGATTTGATTGTCTTCGGTGTTTTTGTTCACGGCTTCGCCGAGAGAACGGATTGCGTTAGCGCGGCAATCGTAGAAGAGCGGCATACCCCAGGTTTCCGCTTTTGAGTCGTAGACGTTGTAGATTTTACTTTTCATTTTCGAGCCCCCGTTTGAGAAGTTTGAATTGTGCAATTTTGCACGTTTCTTTTACTGCTAGTCTAGCAGCAGTGTTATCGGCAGCATTCTGCAGAGCTTGAGCTTTTCTGTCAACTTTTATTTTTTCAAAGAGTTGAGGATTTTCTGCCTCGAGTTGTTTGTCATAGAAGCGGGGAGGGCGCATGATTTTGCCTCGAAGGACGATTTCGTCAGAAGGAAATACGTCAGTATTGAATTCGGAGTACCAGTTTTTACCAATGCCCGGGCGCCGGGACATGGTTGTATATTCGGGCTCACGCCCTTGATAGTGTTTTTCGGCGAGATCGCCGGTTATTTTTTTCGTTATGTAGCGCGCGACATACGCAGCGCTTTCGAAAGTTACGTCGCCCACGGTTGCGAAGCCATTTGGCCAGAGTTTTTCTAGCATAGGAGAGCGATATAAGCGACATTCGTCGCGGATTGTGTATAAGATTTTGTCAGGGAAGTCATAGCCAAAGAGACAAGCATGATAGTGGGGACGAGCGTTTTGTTCGCCGTATTCACCGCAGTGAAAGAAGCGAACTTTTTTAGGAGAGATTGCTTTTCGCAATCGTTTCATGAATTTTTGGAAGTGATTTTTTTGGAGACTGCCACCGGGAGGCAGATGTTCAGGAGCATAGGTCAGAGTTATGAAGGCATTGTCCTCGGATCCGTAGGCCTCGTGGACGCATCGTATCGCCCATTGGCGAGAGCGTTCCAGCCTGCACCCTATGCATTGACCACAAGGGACTTGTATTCCGACCCTTGTTGGCGAGGGTGAGGCATAAGGATTTTTGAAGGAGATTGTAGGTTTCCCCTTGGCCGTTTTGACGTTGAGTAGTTGCCAAGCGGATATTGGGTGGTAGCAAGGCATACGCGCCCCTTTTAGGCGCGAATACCACCGCGCATCGGCATTATTGAGCAATTTTTCGGATGGACCTTTTCAGCTCCAGCCGTTTTCGAGAAGTATTTCTGAGACTTCTTATTGCTCAGTTGTTTTCTGTATTTCATTTTAGTCTCCACAGGAGGAGCATCGAAGATTGAGCTCCATTTGCATTCCGTTCAATTCGTATTGAGCAGCGAGTTTTTCATTTTTCCAGAACTTAAGGTCCTGGGCATTAGATCGTAGGCGTATTTTCGCCATTTTGTATTCATTTTCGCAGGTGATTATGCGATTTTTAAGCCGAGCTTTTTGTTCCTCTAACATCATCAGAGCCCCCTTTTGGTGTCAGTCAGCACAGTTACATCTAGTAGGTTACTGTGCTGGCGTTGCCTTTGCGGCCTCTGCGGCCGCTTTTGCCGCATCATTAGCGGCTTTACGCGCTGCTGCGCGTGCCTGGACGACTTCGGGCTTAAGAAGACCCATTTTTTCAAGTTCGTCCATGTTTTTGGGATCCGTAGCGAAAGCCAAGAATTGTTCCGGGCTATTCGCGAAGCGGTTACGGATCGTTACGTCAAGAGCTTGGAATTGTTCATCAGCATGTTTTACGATGTTTACGGCCTCCTGATAATCCGGGACTTCCGAGAAGTCGCCGTAGCGGCCGTTTTTGACGATAAGATCCGGGAGAATCCCGGTCTTTTCGTAGCGACGCATTATGAGATTGATATCGCAGTCCTTAAGATCGGCCTGCTTTGTTACCCCTTTATCCCCTGCACAGGAGAGATCGGAAGCGAGCGTGGGACGTTCCATGTATTCGTGGCGAGCAGTGATCATTGTTTTACCCTTTCATTAGTTTTTTTGCGGAGTTAATGATTCCCATTGGTCCAGACATAGCGATATCACTAGGGACTTTTGTAGAAATAGAAGATTTGTTGTAAGTGTTTTTTGCATTGCTAAGGCCCTCGGCAATTGTTGCATTTGGGATATCAGTTCCCGGGGCGGTGCCGTATTTGGTTTTTTGAGCCAGTTCCACATTGAGTTTTGCCTCCGCCTTAGATTTATGAGAATCCATTATCGTTTTAGCGGTATTTGCCGCAAGATTTGCGAGTTGAGCTTTTATAGGTGCGGCTTGTTCTTGAGTATTTTGCATTGTAGCGACAGAGCCGCCCGGGGAGCTTGCCCCGGATCCCCCGGTAGCAGAAAGAATCGGATTTAAACCGGCATTGCGAAGATCTTCAACTTCGCGAGTATGAGCGGTGTTTGACATACGCTCCTGCCAGGCGCGATTCTCGGTTGCGATTTTGTAGTTTGTTTCGTTCATTGAGGCGATTCCTTTAGCAGAGGAAGAAGAAGCTCCCATGCTAAAGAGCCCGGATATACCGGCGCCCGCGGCAGAGCCGATAATAGCGTCGTCAATTCCAAACATTAGTCAGTTGTCCGATTTTGGTTGCGTTTACGATTGACGTCGAGATTTGTTAGTAAAGTGATAGCAGTGTTGAGAATGAGTATTACAAGTGAGACCCAGTCCATTTTCATCCGTCCTTTCGTGGCCCCCGCAGGGGCGTAGGGGGCCTTACGGGCCCCCTTATTTTTTAGAAGTGATCGATCAGGCCAGGGACAGAGTACGTCGGCATGGGACGAGCACATTTGAGATCAAAGAACGCATCGAAGAAGAACTGGGGCTCCGTGTTAACGGCCACGACACGATCAATAGGAGGGGCTTCCTGTATGAAAGTGGTCCCCAGTGTTGGGAG